TCAAAGGCAGTGTAATCGGTAACGATGTACCGCCTTCCAGCGCATTTGAGGGCGCTTACCAATGCCGGACGTTCAGGGACAGGGACGTGTTTTACAAAGCTATGAAGCTGATACACGACGCGCTCAATTGATTTAAAAGCAGGCCCTAATACGACCTTGCTTGGGTCTGTGCGGGAACATATCCATCGCGCTGCCTTAAAGGCGTTGGAAATGAGCATGCTCTCACTTTTTATGAAAGCTTTGACTTTGCGGCGTTCTTTCCTATTCGGGAATGCTCCGTGTGCCTCCTGATGGACACGACGAAGCTGGTCTTTACGGGTTCCGGAGTAGGTTGTACTGTCCAACCACTCATCAAAAGTCAGAAGGCCCCCTGGGGCAATTGGGACCAAATGCGCAGGCAACCATGCAGCGACGAATTTCCCAAATTCGTCTAACGTTGATGGGTCAATAGGTGGGCATTTGCGGCCTAACCTACGTTTCAAAGCGTCAATTTGGGTTGCAGGGTCATTCGAATCTCGGACGAACGGACAGATGCCGCGAACTGCGCCAAATGGCAATTTGCGCATCATTTTACGCCTAGGGTTTGATGTCATAGAGGATGGACCTACTACCTCTATGCCCTCGGCGAGTTCCACCGGAGGACCTTCTGGCACCTCACCAACCCTCGCACCCCAGGCGAAGGTTTTCACAGAGAGGTCGCGCCGGTCATCCCCCCTGCCAGAGATGACCGGCAGAGAAAATCCAGGGGATGTTCGGCGGCTATAAGTGCCACTGAATGAGTGCCCTCCATCACTTTTGGAATGAGGGACGCTGGTATGTTCAAGGGAGCAGCAAGTCGAAGCAATGCCTGACGGCCGGTCTCCTTTATGGTAACAGGGTTGTTACGACACTCGACAAGGAGGGCAGATAAAAGGTTTGGGCAGTAAAGTTCGCAGTCCTCCCATGGGGTCGCCACCTCAGTTTCATGTATTATTATCAATTGTAGACGGACACGGGTCGTTGGGGCAGTGCCAAACCTTGGGCCCTCAGGTCCATTCGTGGCTGTAACGTAAGCGGTAAGTGGCTCAATGGACATAGTTTCGTCCTGTGGTAGCCACATCTCCCGTACCCAAGTTGTGTCGAATCCTAACATGACCAACTTAAAGTTGTATCGCTGACAAAAGGCGCGGACACGGAAAAGACTAGTAAGAATCACGCGAACCACAATAGCGGACCCGATGAAGGACAAGCTGCGAACAGAGACATATGGATCAACGAGCGCATAATACATCCCTTGCGACCATGAGATGTAAGGCAGATACAAAAATGCCAAAAACAGCAAATAATACCCGTTGATCTTGGGGAGGGTAACAGTGACGGGGCGTGCCTTGGCCAGTTCTCCCATTTCCACGTCAGTGAAACGACGTTTAGAGAGAATGACCTTCAATGTGTAAAATATAACGAGGGCTATTACACCTTGGGCGACGAATCCATGGCCATACAACGTGGCTGTGTGTAGGCCAAAGACCCAGGACCTATACACCCACGCATTGAGTGCGAGGGTGGGACAGATGCGAGCAAGGGAGGAATTTGGAACAAGGTGAATGGCCATCATAGGGACAAGCTGCGTGAAGAATGTATAAGTGAGGCCAGTCGTAGTAAGGAACAATCCACCCATGGCATCCAATATGGACCAATGGACGCAATTGAGAGCGACCAAAATTATTATGCGTAACTGCCATAGGGACCATGATGTTGGCTCGGTGCAGAGCCGCCGCGTGATGCCACGGCGGGAAACTTGTTTTAGTCCGACTGGCCGCTTGTCCACTGCGACGTGCGTGTAATTGATCGGACGCATGTCGTCGCAGGGATCATAGGCAACTATGAACTCGCTCTCACGATATTCGTAGCTCCCGCCTTGGAGCGAACCTTCTGGGCGAAGGGAGGACGAACGCACATATTTTGTTAGTCCATCAACCACAGAGAACCCGGTCATATGACTGGGGTTCTTTGGCACCCTCACATGGGGGTACAGGCGGGCGGGGACGCCATTTTCTTTGAGCGGACGCCTGTAGGGTGGTGTAGGGCCACCTATAATAGGGCCATCATCACTGTCAGAAGAATCCGACGAGGATGAGCCTGATTCAGAAGAATGGGAGCGGTGTGGTTGTGGAGGACGTGGAGGCAGAGGGGGCAACTTAGGGTCGCGTGTACCACGGCCAAGAGCGGCCATGGTATATCCCCCATAATGATGGGGGGGCGGGAGACAATCTCCGTCAGGATTGGAGAGGTTGACTGGCACAGTGCGACGTACTCTACGAATGAGTGCGTCTTCAGGAATGTTGTCCCCAAAATCTGCGTCGTCTGCAGGCATTGGGGGGGCACTTGGTTCGGGAAAGACGACAGCGGGTGAACTCGAAGACGCGGCTGCAGCGGGATCCCCAAATAGGGGTGCGCTGCCAGGCGAAGTTGGGAGTGTGACTGCTGCCATTTCGGGAACATCGGGCGGGGACGGTAATGGGGGAGCGCTGGGGCGGTCAAAGTCGGCGTCTAAGCCGGCAAGCTCTTCTATAGCAGCACCGAGCACAGATGGTGGACGGCTGCTAAACGAAGAAGGGGACGGTGGGACGGGGCTGGCGGCCAGTGACG